CTGATATGAGATTAAAAGTTAATAAAAGATTAGCAGCTCAGTATAAGGATGAGAATAACAAAGAAAAATACAAAAACACAGCAAGTATTGTTAAAGGAAAAAGATCAGCTGTAAAAAGAACAAAACCTAAAAAAGCTAGAACAGGTACAATTGCAACTGCAGCTGCTGCAGGTAGAGAAGTAGAAAGAAAAGCAGGACAAAATCCACTTGCTTTAAGAAACTTACTAAATGAACTGCTACCACAGCAAGTTGCAAAAAATATGGTCGCTCCAGCACTTGTTTATAGAACTGGTAGATTTGCAAACTCAGTACAGGTAGACGATATAAATATGGGTAATAGAATGACAAATATTAGTTACACTTACAGACGTGATCCTTATGAAACATTTGCATTAGGAGGAGCTAAATATACACCTTACAGAGACCCTGATAAATTAATTAGAAAATCTCTTAGAGAAGTTGCAATAGGTATAGTGGGCGGAAAATTTGGCATGACAGGAGTATAACATGGACTCGACAATAGCAAGAAAATATTCAACGCGTCGCCGAGCCATAGTTGAAGCTCTAGCAGAAAAGTTAGAAGCAATAAACGGTCAAGCACCATTTAGAAGCGCAGTCTCAAGAGTTGAAAGACGATTGAAATTTTGGGACGAAGTAACTGAATTTCCTACTATACATATAGGAGCAGGAGCAGAAACTCGAGACTATGATGGTGGCGGGTTTAGATTTAGATTTTTAAACATGACAATTCGATGCTATGTGTCTGATGATGAAGATGTCATCGAAGCACTAGAAGAGTTGTTAGAAGACGTTGAAACGGTACTGGAGGATAATGATCCGCTCACGTACTATGATTCAACAGGTACATCTCAAACTACAGCACAAACTACAATTAGTACTGTAGATACAGATGAAGGAGTTCTCGAACCTCTGGGAGTGGGTGAAATCGCTTTCCAGATTCGATATTAATAGGAGAAAAAAATGGCATTTTTCTTTAGTAGAGATACCAAAGTGTTTATGCGTTGGACTTATGATGGTACTAACGATGCGCTTTATGAAATACCTGTATTAGATGGTTTTTCATTTTCACAAGCAACAAACACTTCGGAAATCACACTGAATGAAGCTGCAGCAACTGATGGTTCATCAAAGAGAGGTAGAGCAATGTTTACCGACTCTTTTGCACCAGCAGAATGGAGCTTTAATACTTATATGAGGCCAACATCATCTGACACAGGAAATGTCGGTGTGTCAAAATCTCATGCAGGTAATGGAGATGTTTTTGCCGTAGAAGGCCCACTATGGGCTGCTATGTCAGCAAATAATTATAATAATGCGATTGGAGCTAATGGTACAGCTGATTATGCAAATAATGCAGGTACATATGAACCAGACCATTTTCCATTCCATAACTCAAATAGAGTAACACTTGGTGTTTTTGACTTATTCTTTGTATTAGGAGCTGCAGGTGATTCAACTGATGCAACCTTTGATACTGGTACAAATGGAGTCAGTGTATATAAAGTAGCAAACTGTTCTGTCGGTTCTGCTTCAATTGATTTTGATATTGAAGGAATCGCACAAATTGCTTGGTCTGGAAACGGTCAAACAGTTGAAGAAATTGATACTTTAAATACAGCCGCTGGAGCAGCTGCTTCAGAAGGTGGATCAACATTAGGTATAATTAATGAGGGTGTCTCAGCAACAAATAACTATATCCGACAAAAATTAACAGATTTGACAATGTCATTTGTTCCAGGTAGTAGTACAGGTACATTAGGTGCGTTAGATAGTAATAGTAACTCTAACCAATCATATAGTGTAACACTTACTGGCGGAAATATAACAATTGAAAATAATCTTAATTATTTGACACCGGAAACAATTGGTAATGTAAATTTACCACTAGGTCATGTGATGGGAACAAGATCAGTTTCAGGTAACTTTACTTGTTATCTAAACGATGTTTCTAATGGCTCTATGGACTTATTCGAAAGATTGCAGGAGTCCAGATCAGTAATTACTAATTCATTCTCACTAGAGTTTGGTATTGGTGGTTCAACATCTACTCCAAGAGCAAACGTAAAAGTCGATAACGCACATTTAGAGTTACCAGCACACAGCTTAGAAGATGTAATATCAGTTGATGTTAATTTCCATGGTTTACCAACGGATTTATCAGCAACAACTAATAATGCAACAAACGAAGTAGAAATAGAATACTTCGCATAATTTAAATTAACTAGTGCGGGAGCAATCCCGCACTCCTTTTAGGAGAAAGAATGACAGAAGAAGTAAAAAAAGTACAACCCGTATCGCTAAAAAGTTTAATGACTTCGAGCAAGACAGTATCCTTGGATTACCCTGGTTACAGCGACTTTAATGTTGATCTAACTTATTTAAGTAGAGAAGAACTACTTAAAGTAAGAAATAGATGTATGAAACAGAAGTTTAACAAAAAGACTCGCGCCTTTGAAGATTCATTAGATGAAGATACATTTTTAACTGAATATGTATCAGCAATAATAAAAGGTTGGAAAGGACTAAAATATAAATACTTAGAAGAGTTTCTATTAGTAGATATAAGTTCAGTGAGTCCTGAGGAAGAACTTCCTTATACACAGGAAAACGCTGAATTACTTATGAGAAATAGTAGTGACTTCGATCAGTGGGTAACTGATACTGTAGGTGATTTGGAAAATTTTACTCACAGCAAGTAGAACAAATACTTGCTTTGTTAAAAAGACATTTCAAAGATGCAAGTATTGATTTAGAAAAGTATCTTGCACTATGCGAGCAACTAAATCAAGAACCAGACCCAGAAAAAATGCCACCGAGCTTGGATAATTATCCTCCAGAAGTTCAATCGGCATTTTTTATTCACTCAATGTTACCTGATCGTTGGGATGGAGCCAGTGGTAGCTATTTTGGCAAAGACTGGGCTCCTATACTAAGTCTCTTAGATATTTATCAAATAGAAAATAAATCCGAAGTAACTACTTGGGTTAAACAGATTGAGCGTTTTCATTCAGAAATGTTGAATGAAAAAGCAAAACAACAAAGAGATGCTACAATGAGAAAAATGAAAGCATCGAGTGGAGGAACATCAAAACCTCCAAGAATAAAAAGGTAATGGCAGGAAAAGGCAAACAAGTAGCAGAGTTTTCGTTTAAGATAACGGATAATAATACTATTCAAATCTTTAATCAAAAACTTGACAAAACACAAGCAGAATTAACACAAACTGGTAAAAGAGCAGGCGATGTTCGTAGAAACATGCAGGCTATGTCAGGTCGTACAGAAACAGCTACTAAATCGTTTGCACGTATGCAACAAGGCACTGGAGGCCTCGTTCAAACATATGCTATTCTTGCCTCTACTCTTTTTGCCGTGGGAGCTGCTTTCCGCGCATTAGAAAATGCAGCAAACATACAACAACAAGAAGAAGGCTTTAAAAGACTTGCAGAAATTACAGGTTCTTCTATGCTTTCTATCACTCGATCAGTTCGAGAAGCAGCAGGTGGACTCTTAGAGTTTCAAGCTGCCGCACAACAAGTTGCTATCGCAACAGCCGCAGGTTTTTCAACCCAACAAATTACAGAATTAACAGAGGGCGCAAAGAGAGCTTCTGTTGCTCTTGGTCGTGATATGACAGACTCCTTTAATAGATTGATTCGTGGTGTGACAAAAGCCGAACCAGAACTACTCGATGAACTCGGTGTTATTCTAAGACTTGATATTGCTACAAGAAAATTCGCAGCAGCAAATGGATTAGTCGCAGAAAAACTCACAATCGCACAAAGACGAGCAGCTGTATTTAATGAAGTAGCTTTACAGTTAGAAAATAATTTTGGTTCGTTTGCAGGTGAAGCAGATAACCTTTTAAACCCATTTACAAAGTTTGCAACAACTATTTCTGATGTCGCAAAAGATGTTGGAGCTGTTGTTGCAAGTACATTAAGTCCTATTGTAGAATTTCTAAATTCAAGTAAAGGCGCTCTTGGATTATTACTTGCTCTTATTGCAACTAGCTTATTAAAACAAGTATTACCTGCTACAGCAAATATTTCAGAGTCTATGAAACAGTTTTCTATTGATACTCAAAAGGCTATGAAAAATGACCTAGATAGACTCAAAAAACTAGGAAAAGAAGAGAAAAAACTTTCTAGTACGAAAATGAGTACTCAGCAAGCCTTTACGGCACAAATGAAAAAAGAACTTGCGAAAAGAGGAATAGATGAAAAGAAATTTTACTCTTTATCTTTAAAAGGTCAAAAAGCAACTTTAACAAGAACACTAAATGCAGAAATTAAAAAGACAGGAATCATAAAGGCAGAGATGGGTAAAAGAGGAATACTTCATGATAAAATGTATGCTCGAATAAATGCAGTAGAAAATAGAGCATTAATGCAATTAGAAACTCGATATAAAAGTACTATGTTAAAGATGGAAATTGCAACCAAAAAGTTTGCAAATAAATTTAATGCTATCTTTATGGGAATAGGTGCTGCTGCTATGAGAGCAGTTGCTCCAATAGCTGCCGCCATAGGAGGAATATTTAATGCAATTCTAGGCCCAATCATGTTACTATTTACAGTAGATATGGTAGCTACGATGTTTAGTTCAGTTCATCGAGAAGCTAAAAATGCAAAGGATGCAGTAAATGAATTAGGTAATAGTGTTGAAAAAGAATTATCTGAAAAAATTGAAGTGCAGGTAGGACTTCAAGAACAAATGCAAAAGGTTATGGAAGATGGTACTTTTAGTATATACGACCAGGCAAAAGCAGTACAACATCTTTCTAATCAAATAGCAGCAATCAAAACTCCAGAGGAAGTAGCAGAAAAAGTAGCAGATATAGTTAAACAAGTAGAAACAGCTAATATGTCCCTTTTAGTAATAGGAGAGGATGAAGCAGGTCAACGAGCATTGGCAGGTCAGGCAGTTACTCAGTTTGTAGATGCTCTTGGAACTGCAACAAAAGAAAATAGAGAAAAAGCCTTTGAAGCTTTGAGTACATTATTAGAAGGTAGAGAGATGATAAAAAATTCTGCAGGGCAAAAAACCAAAAACAGAGACCCCAAAGCCGCAGCGGCCGCAGATATTCAACTAATTAAAGACGCCTTCGAAGCAGTACAAGAAGCAGAGGGCGCTATTGGTAAACAGAGAGCAGGAAAAAACTTACAAAGTATTCTTATGAATATATTTCCTAAAAACTTAACAGCAGAGATAGAAAAGGGTGTTTTTACAACAACACAGACATTTGATGACTTCTTAGTTAGATTGGGTATAGTTAATGAAGAAACCCGAAAACAAGCTGTTGATATAAAAGGACTGGGTGAAGCTGCAGGTAATTTATCAGAAGCATTTACACAAGGACTTCCTAAACCTAGCCAATTTGGTAATATAGTTAATCAATTTGCTGCTTTAAGTAATGAAATAGAATTTATTAAAGAACAAGAGTTTGAGCGCGAGATAGGCGGAAAAACGGTATCAGGATTAGAGGCAGCTAGAGGTAAAGTTGCAGAAATACTTGGAATAAATATCGAAAAAAATGAAGAAGCAATCAAGTTAGGTGGAAAACATAAAGAGCAAGAAGAAGAAAGAGTTGAATTAGCACAGAAAAGACTTGATATGTTTATAAAGGAGAATGAAGAATATACTGAACTTTTAAAGTCAGCGGATGAAGCAATTCTATACGAAAAACAAAGACTTAATCTTATAGAAGCACAAGCAACAAGAATAGGTTACTTTAATACCTCTTACACTAGACGTCTTAAAATGGAAAATAAACTTTTGGGAATACAAGTTAAATTAGATACATTACGCAAAAAAGAAGTTGCAACAGATTTTACTACTAAGTCGATGGGGGCAGAGGAACAGGAACTACAAAAAGTCAAACTAGCTAATATGGAGTCAGAAATTACAAAACTTGAAGCCCAAAAAGATTTATTAGAAGCACAACTAAACATAGGAAAAGAACTTGTAAGAGAATTAACAGAAGCAGCTGATAAAGCAGGAACACAAGCAATAAAAGATGCATTACTGGGTGATAAGTCAGGTGGTGAGATTAAAGAACAATTTGAAGAAACAATGAGACAAGCCGCTGCAGGCGCATTAGCAGGCAAGATCATGGCTGAAGGCCAAGAATTACTTATGAAAATACCTGGTATGGATAAAGTAGCTGCAGAGTTTGGCATAGGAGAAGAAGACCCTCAAGTTACTGCTTTAAGACAAGTACATATGAGTCATGTAACGTCAATTGCTGATGTACTTACTCAACATGTTACTAAACTGGCCGCGGTTATGGAAGTAAAAGCCCCTTCAGCTATTAAAGCACCAGAGGGCACTACAGCCGCTACAGAAGAAGCAAAAAAAGAAGGAGAAGAAGAAA